GATTCCCCTGTCAGCCATTCTCAGTCGCAGGAAACAGAAGGGGGTCAGACGATGACCGCCATCTCTGGCCTGAGATGTTACGAATTATCCAAGAAGCCAAACCAAGATGGGTCATTGGAGAAAATGTTTTTGGGATCATCAACATGGCACTCGACGATGTGCAAGCTGACTTGGAGAGAGAACATTACGAAGTCAGGAAATTCGTATTACCGGCTGTTGCCGTCGATGCTCACCACCGAAGAGACAGAGTCTTCATCATCGCCTACAGAGACCCATCTTTGGTCAACGCCAGCAGCGAGCACGGGAGGTGGGATACCGACAGACGCGGAGGAGCGTGGGTGGAATTGGGAGGGGACGTATTGGCGCAGACCAGACGGCACCAAGTATCAGACGCAACTGATCGACCAAGCTCGCATGTGGCCGACTCCCATGGCGAGAGATTACAAAGACACGGGCAAGAACACCAACTACGAGGCTTTGGCGAAGAAGGGCAAGCTGGCGGGAGCGGTGATGTGGCCGACACCAATGGCACACGAGGCGAGGTTGGGATATCAGGACAGGAGTCGTGGCAAGAAGGGCACGCAGGAGAGTCTTACCACCAAGGTGATCAACAACTTAGGAGGTCGCCAAGAGGTGAGTGGCCAGCTGAACCCAGAGTGGGTCGAGTGGTTGATGGGATTCCCAATCGGGTGGACAGAATCAAAGGGCTAGGCAACGCCGTTGTGCCTCAACTCATTCAAGCAATCGGTGAGCTTGTGCTTGCCGCAGACAAGGAAATTTACGGATGCAAATAAAACTAAATCTTGATGTTGACAACTTGGGTCTTATCCCACCGATGATCATCGATGTCTCTGGTGACGCTGACTTTCTTGAGGTATTCACAGCCATCACCAAAGCCATGCGTGATGAGTGCATCTACGAAGATGACATTCAATCGATAGACTTTGATGCTGAAGGCAGACTGCGGCTACGCCATTTGTTAGATGGTTATCCGTCATGACCTCGACACGCGGAGGCATGCGTGGGAACTCTTCTAGTTTGCACCGTCACAAGAAGATGCGGACGCACACATGTGAGTGGTGTGGCAAGAAGTACGAGACCATTCAAAAGGTTGGGAAGTTCTGTAGTGAGGCTCACAAGCAGCGTGCTAAACGTGCGCTGTTTGCTATGCGCACTCGCAAGCGTTTAACAGATTTAGCTCGCAAGGGCAGGGATTTTAGGCCGTACATTGGAGTTGATGATGAGCATGCGAGACTTAATGACAACGTTAAAAAAGTTGAGAAGGCTGATGAATGATTTGATGCTTGACCGTGGTGATGAAGACCGCAGCAATCCTCGTGCGCCGTTCAACCAAAAGGATTACGGTGGAGGTGAGCTTGAAGAGTATGTTGTGACTGTAGAGTTTTTTGTGAAGTCAACGGATCATGAAACTGCTTGTGAAGAAGTTGAGTTTGCGTTAAATCAGAGCAACGTAAACGATTTCTTTGAACTATGGCAGTCGAACGACGTAGAGAAGCTTTGACTGAGGGCATTGACTCTTCCAATGTAATCCTTTGTAGGTCTTGTAAGCGCAAGGGCACGGTTCACACGATGGTATTCTTTTGGGTTAAGACTCTATGTCCTCGTTGTGCGAATCGTGTTCTTCAGCGTCTTCCTCTTGGTCGATGATCTCGTAATCGTCCTCATAAAACTCTTCATCCAGTTCTTCGTATTCAAGATCGACCACGCCTGGCAGGTCTTCATCTTGCATCACCTTGCCGTACAGTTGGGGTGCAAGGTGATTGTTTTCGATTAGCGCCTGCAGCCGGGCTTCGACTTCTGCTTTGTCCATTTGGTCGATACGCCCGTGCTTGATCTCTTTCTTGTCGATGAGCAAGCCTGCGAGTTTTGCTCTGCCCATCTCTGCGTTGACAGCTGCACCATACGATCCGTTTTCGACGGCTATGTTACGAATCTCAAGCAGATCTCGAGCAACCCGTTCGTAAGTGATTTCGTATTTCTTCTGCTCTCCTTCTTGGAGCTCCCGAATTTTTTCTTGTATGTGCGCATAGCGTGGGTCATTCAAAAGCGTGGTCGCAACCTGTGCTGGGTGTGAGTACCCTGCTCTGTGCGCGCACTCTGTATTTGTGAGATCGTGATACACATACAGCTGCACAAACTTCTGTTGCTTCTTGCTCAACGGTCTATTCTTAAACTGCGCAATCGCATACCGTTTTGGGTTTGACAGAATGTCTTCATCTGGCTCCAAAGCTGCGTTACTCATTTCAATTTTTCCCATATCTCAAAAAAATTTTTTTGTTTTTCCAATCCTAATTCTAAAGGGGGAGAAGGGGTATCCCGAAGGGGAGATATTTAATATATCTCTCCCCCTCTTTAGAGGTGACCCACGTGACCCATGACCCACCCTTATAAATCAATGACTTAGGTAGGGGTAGGGTCAAGGGTCACAAGGGTCACGCTTGACCCACGTGACCCTACCTCCACCTCTATATAAATCAATGACTTAACCTACTTATCCACAGGGGTAGGGTCAAAATGAAAAACCCCCCTTGACCCTACCTCTTTTGCCAAAAGTCGGGCCATACCCGACCTAGAATTTACTTTAACTTTCGCTCCTAAGTTCACTTTCAACCCCTCCACATTTGACGCAGTAATACTGCTCGTTCCAAGCGATGTCTGGTATGTCTTTGCATGTGCATCCAATGACATGTTTGAGGTTTGCCAGAGCCGCTGATGTGGGTTCTAGGGGCACATCTTCCCACTCGTACTCCACTCTTAGCTCCACGGCTGCACGCCCATTGACTGCTCTATGATGGGCCTACAATAGCTGTTGCTGTTGAGGTATCCCAACGTCAGGGCCTGGCGTATGCCGTCATCTGTGAGTTCGATGTCGATCTGTGTGACCATGCCTGCAAAGCTTGCGTCCCAGTTTGCTTCTGCCTGCTCGACAACTTCTGTGCTGAGCGTGTCATCCTGCTCCAGATCTGAGTCGATGTTCTCCGACAACCATGCCTTCAGTTTCTCCAAGTCTTCTTCTGAGTCTGCGTACACGATCCCGTACTTACCTCCTGTATTCACCTGATATATCTGCATATCTAATCCTCTTATCTACCCTTCTCTACTCTTCGCTAATTCTTTCGCCAGCTTTCTTATCTCTGCGTTGTTCTTGCTTATGGCTTTGGCCAGTGCCTGCATTGATTCTGACATGTCTTTGTTCGCTTGCTCCAGCCCAGCAAACTTACTCATTAACTTTGAAACGGAGCCGACCGCCTCTTCTACCGTGTCATCGTCCACGTTCATTTCAACCGTTACCTTTGCCATCGAACATCTCTTTGTTTATCATCCTTTTGTGAGGGATTCCTTGCCTTCACGTTCAAGCAATCTTCCTTTTTTGCTTTGGGGGACGCTTGCCCCGGCCAGTTCGGCTATCTCCCTTCTGGCTGGGGTTCTACTACACCCCACACATTCCGTCGCACTCATCCATAAAGCTAAATGTGATTTGATCAGCAGCTGGATCAGAAAGATCGACCACATCGAGTGGCTTCAAGCTTCGATGAACGTAAAGTTTTTGAGTTGTTTTTAAAAACCCGTCTCGTATCGACTTATCTATCATCACCGCCTCATCCCAAGACTCTGGGTCTTCCTCTTTCATCTTCCGCCATGTTGCGTTGTCATGATATGGGCAGAAGGTACATGCACTCTTCTTGGGTAACTCGTTGTACCCATGATCCCGCATCCACTCAAGACAGTGCAGCCTGCTCATGCGCTTCTCAATCAAAGGCCACCTGTTGTTGCACCATTTCTCTGGCGCGTCTTTCATACGTTGAATCTCATCGCTTGAGATCCCAATCCACTGCTCAACTGTGTCCGCTGGGATGCGCTGCCTAGGCTTGTATCCAGCCAGTTCGCGAAGCTTTCTTTGTATTGGTTTAATTTTATAGTCTGAAGTGCACTGCCGACGCAGAAGGCCTTCACCTCTGCCTTCTGGGCTGCTCGTAAAGAACGGAGGAGTTGCAAATCTATCTTGGCCGTTAAGTATTGCAGCCTTCAAGTCGCCTTCTGTAACTTTCAAAAGGGGAAAGGGAAGCTGAGTCTCAAGCCAATCAAGCCACGAGTAAATGTGCGCTGGTTCTGCCTGTGTGTCTGCAAAGATTGCGTAGTCTGGCATAGGTGTTATCTCACCATGCGCAGCCATCAACGCCATTGTGCTTGACTGCACGCCAGCGCCTAGACTTATTACTGTAAGCTTTTTTGTCATATCCCTACAAACTTGTACCATTTCGTACCGTTCTTCACATCGATAAGAATGTATCGCTGCTTCACGTTGAACACTGTTTCCAAAGGCACCTTAGTTTCTTTGGCGATGAGCCGCCCTGGCATGCCCATCTCCTGCATATGGAGTATCCGCATGATCATCGAGTCTTTGATGGGTTCTCTTTTCTCAGGGATCATCTTAGGTTTCGGCGGCTTGGGTTTCTTTTCCCACGCTTGCTGTGCTCTGATTGCGCAGAGTAAGGTGCTCATGATTCAACCTCCCAAGGTCGTGTCATTTCATTTGATTCTAGGTAGTGCCACACCGCCTGCCCAGGCTGTGCATGCGTCTTGACTATATGGCCCTTGTACTTCTGCACATAGCTCACCGCTTTTTGTGCTGCCTTATTGCCGCTGTTCATCTTCGCTTTGCCCAAGGCTTCGCGCGCCAATATCTCTAGTTCTTTTCTGTTGTAGAACTTCGTACTGCTCATGGAGTTCACAACAACATCTGCGATAAGCACTTCATCTTCTTCGCTCAGTTGCGGCCTAGTGTTGCGCGGCGTGAACTCATTGACCTCCCACAATCCTTTCTCAAAATCAAAGTTAGCCAAGTGTTCTTTTGGTTCCCTTGCGTTACGCGCTTCATAGAAGATCGAAACATCAGGTTTCTGTCCGCTGAGTTTAACACCAGAGTCGAACCACCCTGCGAACACGGAGCCACCTCGAGCAGACATGAACGTCTTATCGTCTGCCCGTTCTTTACCTGTATGGTGTGCGAGGATCACGGCAACGTCGTTCAACTCCATGAGCATATCGACTCTGTCCATGAGCTTGCGTATCTCTGTATTGGAGTTCTCTTCGCCATCGAAGAAGTTGATGATGGGGTCTATCATGACGATGTCTGGTTTGTGGAATGCGATTTCATCAGAGAACGCTTGGATGTCTTGGTCTTTCATAAGGTTCTTGCGCAGCCGCCCGCTGATGATCAGGTTGTTGTGCCCCATGTGTATGAGTTCATCGTCCCCTGCGAACCGTTTGTAATAGGTTTCGATACGGCGCTTCAAAAACTCTGCGATGATCTCTGCCTGAAACCACATCACTTTGAGTGGGCGACTGAACGGCACGTCCATGAAGTCGGTGCCTGTTGTTGCACCTGCTGCGAATGCACCCAGCCAGTTTGATTTACCTATCTTTGGTTTGCCTAGTAACAGCACCCGGCTCTTCTGAAATATGAATGCATCGCCCCAGTATTGGTCGATGCCATCGTCGTTCATGTTGTGCCATTCGTCTGCGCTAAACGGCTGCAGCCCAAGCGGCCCCTGCTCTGGCTTCTCTTCGCCTTCTCGCTTCAGTTCATCCAGCGGATCTTCTTGTGACTGAATCTCTTTGAGATCTTCGTTTATGTCAGTCTGCCACTTGGATGTTTGCCATCGCATGACGCCTGCATCGACATCATCTGGGTGTCGTTTGATGTGACCATTCACAATGCTGATGGTGGTGCGTGTGACTTCGATCAGATCCATGGGCGGGAAACATGATTGGTTCCAATCCTGCGCCTTGATCATGACCTCGCGCATACCCCAGCCTTCTTTCACCCACTTGCCGACCAAGCGTGCCAGAGTATCGTTGCGGCTCCCTTCTTGTTTGGGTTCTTCGGTCAGCTTCTCGCGAATGCTTTCGACCTTGCCGCCGTTGTTGTATGTGTGAACTTTCTGCAGATCTTCCTGCAACAACACAGGCAGATCTTCCATGCTCGACATGGGGTAGTTGCTATCGAAGTCGATGTTGTACCCATGGCTGGGTGCGACCATGATGTATCCACCATCGCCGCGTATGTCTATTTTGTTGAGGCCTACGCTGTTGCGGATCAGTTCGCTGCTCAGCGAATAGAAGTAATGCACACCACCACGGGGTGATGTTTGCTTGAGCGGTGTGCGGCTTATGTTGCCTTGCTCTACCCAATCAACGGCTTCTTCTTTATCCACATCGACCACGGCAAACGTGATGCCTGTGATTGCAGCCCAGTTAGCTGACGGGTATTGAGTGTGCCACTGCTGTATCTCTTCGCGTGACGGTTGAATCTTTTGGTAGTGCTGCCATTTGACACGCGGTGTCTTGGCCCACTTGGCTTTGAGTGTGTCTTCGGTATCGAAGGGGTGCCTAGTTCTGAAGTATTGGGGCACTGCTTCTGTTGGTGACCCGCATGGAATGATGTGCATCCCGTTCTCCCACATGTCGTGCAGGAGTTCTAGCTTAGCTTCGGGTGCTAGTTCAGAACCGTTGACACCAGCTGGTAGGAAAGATGGCATCATCAATTAATCCGTTTCACGATCCTGTTTTGGTTTTCATCTGTTCCTGATCTGACTTTTATATCAAGAGATTTTGCGGCGACTCGTATTGAGTGATAGACGTAGCCTTTGGGATCTTCTTCTTTGGTCAACACAAAGCTGTCACCAATCTCCATACCTTTCAAAAGCTTTTGCCATTTGCCCGACCCTTTAGTCGGGTGGGGCGGTAGCTCGAGGTTCTTTTCAATTGTCTTCATGACCTTTTCACGTTTGAGAAAGTCGCATTCTCTACGAGATTTTTGGGTGATGCAAATAAAAGATGAAAAAAAATGTTGCAAGCTTTTAATATATACATTAGAGTCCACAACAGTAGAGATGAGATGAGAGATAGAGATGACTGAGCGGCTTAAATGTCTGGCGCTGCAACTGCATGGCGCAAAAGAAAAAAAGAAGGAACTTGAGCAGTACATTAAAAAGTGCGAACGAGATCTTTTAGATCATAAGGAAGTCAGAGGACTTCTCCTTCCCCTGAACAACGAAGGCGGCGAAAGAACGCAGAACGGCATTACTGTTGAGATCAAACGTGACCACGTTTGGGATCAATCAATGTTGGATGAACTTCTGGAGTCAAAGCCACAACAAGAGTGGCCCTCGTTTGTAACCCAAGAGATTAAATACAAAGTGGATATGCGTGCGTTCACGTCGTGGGCTATGGCTCACCCCGGTGACGCTGCGGGTTACCACGCTTGTCATTCGATCAAGCTTGGGAATGAGCGGGTCAAGTCGATTGACCCAGATAAACTAAACCAACTAGAAGAGGAGGTGTGACCTTGAGTTTATTAAACCAAGTAACCACCCATCGGGAGATCAATCCTGATGTGTCCATGCCCCCTGTGCGGATGAACATCCAAGGCACAGATGGTATCGGTAAGTCCACGTTTGGAGCGAACGCTCCTGACTCAATCTTCATTCAAGCTGAAGATGGTTTGTCGTTCATCAACGCTGCACGGTTTCCCCAAGCGAATACTTGGGAAGAGATCATGGAGCAGGTGAGAACGCTGGCCATGGAGGAGCACTCGTACAAGACAGTTGTCTTGGATACGACGGATGCTGCAGCCAAGCTTGGTGAGGCGCATGTGTGTGAGAAGAACGGCTGGTCATCAGCGGCAGACCCCAAAGCAGGATACGGTGCGTTTTACGTTGCCGAAGAGAACGCTTGGTTGAATCTGTTGAATGGTTTCAACGTTTGTTTCAAAGAGCGTGGCATGAATGTGATTCTGTTGAGTCACGTTATTAACAAGGACTACAAGCCACCTGAAACAGAGGGCTACAATCGCTGGGAGATGCGATGCAATAGGAAGATCAACTCTCTCATTAAAGATTGGGTTGACTTCAATTTGTTCGCAAACTACGAGACAACTGTAATCAAGGATGGCTCAAAGGCACGCGGTCAAAGCTATGGCAACCGTGCGTTGCATACCCAGTTTGAGGCATCGCATGACGCGAAGTCTCGACTCGCGCTCCCATCGAAGATTGAGTTCACATGGCAAGCTTTTGCAGATGCGTATGGCGCTGCACTTGGTTTGCCTGCCAACAATAACGAAGCCGCATAGGAGGAACCATGGGCTTATTAGATCAAGGTATCGATGTCAGTAACATTGAGTCCAACAACGTGAGTGACAACACTCCTTTCCCCGAAGGTGATTACACCTTGGCTGCTGCTCTTTACGAAGAGCAAACGTCGAAAGCTGGCAACGAGATGATCAAGATCGAGTTCAACGTTGTCGGCCCTACGCACGCTGGCCGTAAGGTTTGGGACTACTTCGTTCTGAACCAGCAGGTTGGTTTGTCTCGATTGAAGTCGTTCGTCGGCTCGACAGGTCAGGACGCTTCTCAGGTTCTGAACACTGACATGCTGAGATCAGCGATGGGCAAGCAGTTCACTGCATCCATCAAGATCGAACCTGGCTCTGGTGGTTATTCTGACAGCAACAAGATCGCTTCTTACAAAAGCGGTGCGGGATCTGCTCCTGCTGCTGTGCAACCACAAGCGCCACAACAGGCACAGGCAACCCCTGCGCCGGGACTGAACACCGCCAATGTAGATTGGAGCGGTTGAAGCATGACTGAAATGGCCAAGGCGAACCCTCGCCGATTGCAGCGCGTGCCCGTCCGCGCGGCCTAAGACGGGACTAACTTAAACCCTAAAGCAAAAAAGGAGGCATCATGCCAAACGTAGTAACACTTGAAGAAATGCAGCAATCAGTGCTGACCACTAAAATCCAAGGTGTATCGCCTTTCATTCAACATAAATGGAGTGAGAAGGCTGTTCAAATGATGAAGGATAAGCACGCTGGTGTGCGTGTGAAGAATCGTGAGATACGAGATCCAGAACAAGAGTTCAGAGATGCAGCGTATGTTTGCGAAGATGGTCGGTTCGGTTTTCCTGCAGGTGGAATCAAGGCTTGTTTGATTGGTGCGGCTCACAAAGACATTGGTCTTGAAAAGACTCTGTTGCGTAAGTCGCTGTTCATTCTTCCTGATGACCCGATAAACAATCTTATTGCTCTTGAAACGGATGATCCGTTGATGCGCGAAGACATTGTCCGTATTGGTATGGGATCTACTGATCTCAGATACCGACCAGAGTTTCGCAACTGGAGCATGGTTCTTAACTTTGAGTTTGATGCTCAAGCGTTGACTCAAAACACCATCCTTAACTTGATTCAGCGTGCTGGATTCGGCGTGGGATTGGGCGAATGGCGTCCTGAGAAAGGTGGCGAGTATGGTCGGTTTGAAGTGGATACAAGCTTCAACACAGTGATCATGCCTAAGACTCAGTTTGTGGAGGAGCGCAAAGCAGCATGAACCCCACATACACTGAGGTGAAGTGGAAGCGAGGGTCTGTCTTCAAGGCAGACCCCGCTCAAGCTTTGAAAGAAATAGAAGCGTTGAATCTAAAGTACAACGGGTTCGCACCTGATGGTGCGCTTGTTGAACATGCGAAAAGCAAACGCTCTGTTCTTCATCATGAGTTTGAGTGGGATGATTCTATCGCTGGCTACAAGTATCGGCTGCAGACAGAGAAGAAGATCAAACGATCTTTGGTTGTCGTGACTGAACACATGGTTGACAGAGAATGTAATCCTATTGAGGTGCGCGTGTTTACAAGCGCCCTGGTGAGTGATGAAGACAATGCGCAACGGCGTGTTTATATGAACACGTTTGACATGTTGGAAGATCCATACGGTAGACAGCAGCTTCTTGAACAAGCGAAGCAGGAGCTCGAGCAGTTCAAAAGAAAATACGAAATGCTCAGCGAGCTTTCTTCTGTAATGAAACCAATAGAATTATTCATTAGTGAATATTGATTTGGCAGGTGCGGTAAGTTCTGTTCGGTCCAGGCGGGTTCGGGTTAGGTGTCGCGGGATTGGATCGGGTGAGGCACGGCAGGTGTGTTGGGGCGTGTTGGCTTTAGGAATGGTTAGGTGAGTTGGGGTCTGGGTCGGCACGGCAGGTCTGGTCAGGCGGGGCGGGGTTCGTCTCGGCACGGCGGGTTCCGTTAGGGCAAGGCACGGC